AGATAACGATTTCATATTATTATTCCTTTAAAATTATTCATTGTTTTGACTGTAATAATTGAAGATATCTTCTTCCCATTTGGCTAATTGAGAGATTATTCAACACAAAATTTCTTGGTTCATAATTTACAATCGAATCATAGAATTTTTGAAATTCCGCCATATTATTCGATATTGTTCCACATCGTTCATCGAAGTAAGGAACGGATGTTGCGGCAAAAGACCAGCCAGCATAGTCGTCCCACACCTTCTTATCTAGAACATAACAAGGAACACCCATAGAGAGTATCTCTTGATATGCTATACCTTGGCTCTCTGTCTTTGTCAGCAAGATACAACACCTTGACTCTCTAGCATAGCGAATTATATCCTCTTCGTTGTATTTGCCGTATACCAAAACAACCACAGTCAATCCGAGTCTTTCTAGATATTCGTGTACCACTTTGGCTTCTTCTTCTCTCCTCTTTACATACAGAAGAACATCCCACTTCTTCTTATCTTCACTTGGACTAAACTTGTCTGTGTCTATACCAACAGCCCAAACATGAAGATTAATCATACCATTTTTTATACAATCAAAAGATTCATACATCTCCTTGACCCAAAGAGAGGGAACCACCATATTGTGAAATCTGCTCCACAGCAAAGGTAATTCATTTGGCAAAACACAAAGATTCGGACCAATAAGAGTCCTAGCGTCCATTTGTGCTATAGGAGTTCCCCATGCCTGTAGACATCCGTTATAGTCTCCTGATTGATTGTGAAGAACTTCTACTCCATTTAATTCAAGTCCTTTGACAAGATTTGAAACAACTTTACCAGGACCATTATTGTTTCCTGTTGTGCTGTAGAATAGACCTATTTTCATATAATAGTCCAATCCTCACAATATACATCACTCCATTGCTGTGGAACTGTAGGGTCTATTCCAAACCAGACCGATGGTGCTACTACATCTTTCTCCTCACCAAGCCAAGCACCCCACCAAGAGAAAGAACTATTGGAGATTATGGCACTCTTGCATTGTGTCATTAGCACAAAGTCATATCCAAAATCTTGCCCAATAAAGGGAGAAGGCACAGCATTCACAAATCCGAGATTTTCCTTACACCACTTCATATCATCTGAAATAATGACGAATTGCTTTGCTTTAGAAGCATCGACTGCTTTCTTGATATAATCCACAGTAACAGGAGGATGACAAGTACCATTCTTGATAGTTACATAATCTCCCCTTCGTACATGAATAAATCCAAGATGTTCATGCTGTTGGACAAATGCCTTGGCTTTCTCAAGCATAATTGGATTCAAGACAAGATGTTCTTTCAATTCTGCTTCAAACTCCTGAAAATACTTTGGTGATTGAAAATATCCAGCAAAATTCGTACCATCTAGTGCATTAAATGCATCTGATATAAAAACAGTTGCTGCTCCGTTTGGTTCGACTGCGTTGTGTTTTATCATGTCAGAACTTAGGGTGTGTGAAAATCTTATACCAAGAAACACTTCTCCTAAAGTACAATTAGAATTTTTTGGAATACCAAAATCATATCCTCTTTTATTTGCTACTCCGAACAACATAGCATATTGAAAAAGTTGATTGCCAAATCTTCCATAGTTTCCTATCTGACTGAAAGTAATCATGCTATACTCCTATTTGTCCAAAATGTATTTCTAGGACATACTTGAAAATAATGATGCTTTTCTGGAGCAAGTATGTTGAAGTTGTCTTGTATTCTTGCCATAGCAACATCACAATGTTTGTTTCCTGTCTCTTCATTGAGATACTGCTCAATTTCGGCAACAACAGCATCGGCGTACTTTTTTGTCAAATACAAAACTGCGTGAGCAGATGTCATATTGTGTATCTTGTACCACTTTCCTTTATTCCAATTTTCTAGAGCAACAAAACCCGTCTTCTGCTCAAGAGTAGACATCTTTGCTCTTTCTATATCCCAAGCCCACCAACTGTATCCAAGATACACGGCATCAGTATCTTCTGGCACAGAAATGTTGTTTGTGTAATTTGATGTTACATCAACATCATCTTCCAAAATCAGAAGAGGCTCGGAAAAGTCATGTGATTTCAAAGCCTTAAGGTGTGAAAGAGCACAACCAACTACAGGATTAGTGTCCTCAACGCCGTCTAGAAATTCCCATCTACTAAATCCGCAAGATGTCATTACTCTTTTGAGGTTTTCTCTTCGGCTTTCTGCACTCTTTAGCGAGATACAAAGAGTTTTGGTAGAAAATAAGTCAATTTCCATACTCATAGCCCGATCCAGGTGTGCTACCCCATAACTGCTTTGCATAAGACTTTGCTGGTCCTGTATATTCAATTCCACTGTAATGGCGGGGAATGAAATAGAAACTAGGATAAACAGCAAGTCCAGAGTATTTGAACTTGTGTACAGTTTCTGTCAAGAACACAGGACCGACTGTTTTCCATGCACTCTTCCCACCCTGCCAAACAGAACTAGGAGGCTTTGCATGGAGTTCGTTGACTAGAATTTTGATAAGAGCATTTCCCTTTGTTGCTCCCAAATAGCCAGCGGCAATCAGTCCAGGACGAACTAACTCGTTCTCATAACAGGCAAACGAATCATTTTGTAGGAGATACTCATCTAATGGGTTCACACATACCGCATCTGCGTCTAGAAAGAATCCACCAAACTTCTCAAGAATCTCCCAACGGGCAATATCACACTTGCCGTTCCACTCTGGCATATAGTCGTAGTGCTTTTGGTTATAGAGTCCATTTGGGAAATGCTGCTTCAAGGCTTCTTCAGTCCAAAGCATATGCTCCCAATCTGGATGAGCATCTTTCCAAGTTTGAATTAGATCTAGCGGTGGTGGTTTCGGACCAACCCAAAACTGATGAATAATCTTCGGTATCATACCATATTACCTTTCGAATAAAGAGCATCACCCCAACCATAATTTGTTGGTGCAATTGCAATCCTTTTGAATCCAAAGTCAAAAAGAAAACGGTCCAAATCTCCTATTTGAACACAGTTTTCGTATAGTTCTTCCCAATTTACTTCGCAAATTATATGGTCAATATTGGCAAGTGTTTTTGTTGCTCCCTTCAACACCTCTAGTTCATATCCTTGAACATCCATATTGATAAAATTGTAGTCTACAATAGAAGGAAACGAATCTGCAAACAAGTCAAGTGTTGTTTGTTCGACTTCTGTTGTTGATTCAAATTTGATATGCGGGTACTTTTCAAGATGTTTCTTTGGCTTAAGTAGGGAAGAAGACATACCTTGATTTGCTGTTTCACAAAACATAGTGCTGGTGCATTGTGTTGAACCTAGTGCTTTGTTCACTAAGACAACCGAAGAGTCTTTACCCCATTTTTCTTTTAGAACAGAAAATGTATCTGGATGAGGTTCAAATAGTACAGATTTTAATCCATGTGATCTATACGAAGTAACTTCTTGACCAAAGTGTGCACCTATGTGGAGAACACCTTTGATGTTTAATCCACTTTTGATTATAGAATCAAAATTCATTAGCATAATATGGACCTCAATGTGGGGAGTTTATCTCTTGCCTTTGTCCTTGCCTATGTGGTATTTAGGCTCCAGAGTCCAGTCTTTCTTCTCTGAGTGAGAAAGAATCTTTATCTGGTTGATTTCACAAACTGGACTAGCCTTGCTTGTGTCCACCACTTTCAACAACCCCCATTCCTGCAATAGGATAGCAATCTTGTTGCGTCTTGCAAGGTCTTCCTCTCCAAAATTAGTAGGAAGTCCATCAAGGGCAAAGAGTTCCTTGAAGTGGGTAATGTAGTACTTGCCACGCTTGTGGAGTATGTGGCAAGACTGCCAGAGTTTCTTGTCCTTGTTTGAACAGACTCCTATACGGGTAAGAGTCTCCTTTACCTTCAGAAAATTATCTGGTGTGGGTAATTCTACTTCAAGTAGATCTGTTATTTCAATATCAATATACTTCTCTTCTTTTTCACTCATATCTTCACCCTCTAAAAAATAAAATAACCGTCTTCATATGTAGGAAAACGGTTATTTCATTATGAAATGAAAAGAATCAGTCGTACTTGTGGGCTTCTTCGTATTCTTTGAGAATAGCCTGTTTATCTTGGTCTTTTAGAAGACCCAAACACTCCTCGGCTTTCGTCTGTGAAAGCCCGTAGAACCAAGCCACAGCCTCCCTGTGGCGATTCTCGGCGGCTTTCTGCCACGGAGAGAACCGCTTGCGCTTTCGCAGTGAATGGAAAAGATAGTCATAGTGCATCTTCTTATCTGTCACCACACGGCTATTCAATTCATTTGCGTGAAACAGAGTGTCGGGAAAATTAGAAAAACATCGTGCCACAATGAATGGAACATATCCCTTTTCGTTTTCCCGTGTTATAACGGGTTCCTTGCCCGTATTGATAGAATTTAGGATATCCCCCAATTTCATTCGATTATCCCTCATTATCATTCAAATTCACACTCCATCATCAGATGGACAAGACAAGCCGTAAGATTGATTTCAGAGTCGGCAACAAACGCCGCCTTGTACTGGTAATCAGAAAGGATTAGAACAGCCTGTGGAATAGACTGTGGCTTGAAATAGGCATAGAGATTGTCGTAAATCTGTCGGAAGATTCGGGTCTGATCGTTGTCTAGATTCTGTACAACCCACTTGCGAACCTCGTTGAAGTTCTTCTCCTTCATAAAGCCAGCAAGTTCCTTTACCCGTATCTCTCCAACCGATTGAAGAATACCAACATCAATCTCTCCACCAACAGAGTACCTCTGCAATTCATTCAAGACCTTACGAAAGTCAGGGAAGTATCGCATGATAAGTTCGGCAACAACCTTCTCATCATACTTTACCCCTTCATCGTGAAGGATACCCTTTACACGATCCATGAATTCCTTTGCCAGACGGGGCTTCTCCTTCTGTGGAATGGAGAATTCTATCGTCGTACAGCGGGAATGTAGAGGTTCGATAATGCGGTTCTTGAAGTTGCAAGTAAGAATAAACCGACAGTTTGCAGCAAACTCTTCAATAAAACCACGAAGGGCTGGTTGCGTTGACTGTGCATTGGAATAGTCAAACTCGTCAAGAATCACGACTTTCTTGCCACCACCCAATGAAACTGTAGAGGCAAAGTTGCGAATCTTTGTTCGCAGGGTGTCGATGTTTCCATCTTCAGAGCAGTTGATTAGGAGAAAATCGCAACCCAATTCGTCACAGAGAGCCTTGGCAATTGTTGTCTTGCCAGTTCCTGCTGTACCAGACAGGAGGAGGTTGTGAACCTCCCCCGTGTCTACCATCTGCTGAAATGTCTTCTTGATGCCCGAAGGCAAAACACAATCCTGAACCCGCTTTGGTCGATACTTCTCAACCCAAAGCAAGTCCTGTAGATATGAAGCAGTCATCTATTACTCCTGGTCTTCGGTCTTGTAGTCCATTGCAATGTAATACTTTAGAGGCTCTGTCTTGTGTGTAAACAGAGACACAATGTTCTTGGAGATATCAACAGTATAGTCTCCAGGAATCAACTTCAGGGTTTCGACCTTGAAAGAAACAGAGAACGCAGTATCTCCATCACAGTCCAACTCTACGGTATATTCATTTGTAGAGGGATCGCTCTTGTCAAAGAGAACTGCATGAGCCTTCCCATTTCCACGGGACTTGATCTTAAGATTAGGCAACTGCATAACAGCCGAAGCCTTGAGCAATTCTGCAAGTCTCTGTGCCGTAAAATCAATGCTGGCAACAATGTCAGGCATTGTCAGTTTCTTTGTTACAGGCTGAACGATTGCAGGATCAGAGTACCAATACTTGATCTTTGCTCCACTGCCACCACTAATCAACAGGTGGTCTTTGGCGAAAGCAAGTGTAGGATTGGTTAGGAGAGAAACAGTTGACAAGAATCGGTTGAGATCAAAGATACGAACATCGTGTTCAAATGATTCCGTTACCTCTGCCTCTGCCATGATATTCTTTGTTGGAGACAGAGTAACAATCTTGCTACCTGCTGTAATGCAGATATTAGGATTGATTCCTGCAAAGTTCTTCAAAATTTCATGTGTCTTTTTTGAGAGAGTCATAGTATTATTTTCCACAGTTGGCATTCGTTTATCTCCTATTGTGCCTTTCATTCTCATCGTCAAACATCTCTTCTATTTCTTCATAGTCACCAGAGGCAAGAACATCCTTTATGTTCTGCTTGAACTCTGATCTACCATGCTTTTTATCAGCGTTTTTAGCGGCTTTACGGGCTGCTTTTCGGTCATCATCCCAATCTCTATTGTGACGGTAATCCCTGCTCATCTCACATCTCTATCCTTTCGATTAAAATTCATCAATACACTCCATCAGATTCTTTAGTCTGTGCTCAATGAAATAGTTGAGCAACTTGGAGCGGGAGGAATCTTGAGGCTCTTCCCACTTATTTAGGATCGCAGTCTCAATTTCGACAGGAATGTTTGAAAGATCAATAAGAGTCTTGTTTCTTTCCCAATTCTTTCTTACCGATTCATCAAAGAATAGATTCTCCGAACCAAGACATTCTTGTAGTTCAAGAAACTTCTTTTTGGTAATAGGCTTCTGTCGCTTGCCATCAACCACAAAACAGTCATCGTCTGAAAGAACATTCGGAACTCCGTCACCAGAGTCTCCACGGATAATATGCTCTTCAAGAGTCTCTAGTGGATTCTTGCAAACAATCTTTGACTTTAGTGTTGGAGAATACTGTTCAACACCAGAGTATCTCTGTAGTTGTGCAAAATCCTTGTCAGAAGACACAATGATGATTGGCTCTTGCTTGTGAAAGTTCTTGCACAGGACGGCAATAACATCATCGGCTTCACAACCACCGATTCTCATATGCTTGTATGGAAAATGGTCACGAACCTCGTCCCTGATCTTCGACATGATTTCAAATGCACGATCCCACTTTGCTTCGCTTCCCTCACGGTCTTTCTTTCGATTTGCCTTGTAATGGGGGAAAACATCTCTGCGCCAAGAATTTGCATCTTGGCAGAGTACAATCTCTCCGTACTTATCCTTGAATTTTGTTCGGTACATCCGATAGGTATTGAGAGCAATATGGCGAACCATATCCTCATCAATCGTAGAGATGTCACGAACCTGTGTAAAGATTGTAGAGAGCAGTAGTTGTGTGTTGTCAATAAGAATCATTGTGAGATTTTCTTTGTCCAAAGAAGAACCATATTCCCATTGATTCTTCCATTAGGCTTTGTTGGCTTTGTCTTTATACCAAGAAATCTTGGCTGAACCACATTATATCCAACAGATACGAATGTTGGAACGGTGTCTTCGGGCTTTCTCAACTTTTTGGACATGGACTTGCTTTCATCCCAATTCAAAAGAGTCGAGCCTTTGATACTGAACCCTTCAGGCTTCGCCATGTACAGAGTAAGCACACGATTCTTTGTGTTGTACACCGTGAGCATTGATGCTCCAAGTATATCCTTTGGAGACACCGATTGCAAATTCATAGTTTCATCTTTATCAAGATACTTTAGATTCTTCACAACCTTTTCTGGGTCTTGTGGTTTCTTCTTTCGAATCTTCTTTGGATAGGCTTTATCCAAGAATCCCTGTGCATCTTCATAGGCATCGGTGACGAACTTATGATATTTCGTCAATTGTGGCTTCGAAAGATATGAATAACCCTCACGCTGATCCGATGTGGGATCATCGACTGCCAGTTGCAGTTCAGTCTTGCTACGCATAAGTATTTGCAAAATTTCTTCTGCAACATATCTGCTTGCTTTAATAGTATTAAGCCAGCGTTGAACGGCTACCTTTGTTTTTCCTTCTTTTACTATTTCTAGCAATGCACGGTCTTGTAGACTATTGAAATAACAAAGAGCATCAAAATCTTCGTGTTTCACCTTTATCTCCATTCAGAGAATACTCTTTCCATCTTTCCAGTACTTGGATAATAGCAGTAGTATCCTGTCTGTTTCTTTATATTGCCCTTTCTTAAGGCATCTATTCTTTCTTCCGAATCCCTTATCTCGTCTAAACAGATTCCACTCGGAACAAGATAATCCTCAATCATGCTTATAATAAATCGCTCTGATGTGTCCCATCCTATGACCTTATCATAGGCGAAGATTATACGCTTGTCAACTTCCGCATAGGGAAGTTTTGTTAAATCTGTTATACGGTAGAAATGTATTTCATCCAACTCGACAATATCATTTGGTTTACTCTTTACATGACCCTCTATTGCCAGAGTCTTTCTGTCGGGAGAAAGATAAAAATCAGATATACGAAGTGCAAGATCCCGCTTTGATTTCTCGGCTATGTAATCATATTTCTTGCCTTCAGTAATATTGATAATCGTAAAACCCTGATAGTCTTCGGCACACAAAAGATAGTCTTTGCCATCGTAGTCTTCTACGAATAAGAATGGAAAATCGGCTTCATTGCGAATAACTTTACCCAAGCGTTCGCCATCTTTTGTCCTAACAATCTCTACAACAGAATAGTATGGGATTTTCTTATCGCTAACCGAGTATGGCAGCAACTCAAGCGTGTATTTTTCGCTTGGAGACTTTCTGGTTTCCCGTTTTCCCTTCAGCGGTTTCCCAACAGATATCGCCTGCATGACCTTGCCCCTGCGGTCTTCATACCAAGGATCGGTAGCGTAATTCATCTGCTCCTCCTTTATGGAGGTCAGTTCGTGTAGTCGGATATCACCGAGAAGTTATTTTTCTTCTTGAAGACCATCCGATTCTTGAACTTATCCCCCAACGACTCTGGATTTTTATGCGATATCACGAAGACCCTCACATTGTTATTTAGGGTTTTAAGTATATCCAGAAACGAATCGGTTGCGCTATCGTCAAGAGAACCGTCAAGGATTTCATCAAGAATCAATAGATTACAATTAACAGAGTTCTTCTGTCCCGCAATGGCTCTCCAAGCAAACAGTAGAGCAAGATCTATTCTTCGCTTTTCTCCTTCAGAGAAACTTTCATAGGTGAATTCATCACGGTATCGTGATCGTATTCTCTCTTCAAAATTGTCATTGAGTTCAAAACTAACAAAGAAATTCATCCTTGTAAGATACGCATTGATGGTCTTGTTGATGACTGGAAGATAATGGGAGACAATCTTTTTCTTTATGCCCGTGTCCTTCAGGAGAACCGAAGCCGCAGAATAAAGCGACGAAACTTCTGTCGCATCGCCCTTAGCCTTGAGAATATCCATCTCAACTGCTTTGTGTTTTTCCAACTTCTCTTGTTCTGCTGTTTCGTCTGTACGGTCGCCTTCGATTCTTTTGATTTCAGAATTGAGTTGCTTGATGTGCTTTTCAGAAGCAACTCTGGAGGCAATAAAGGTGTTGATCTTTGCTTGCTTTCCTTGAACTTCCTCAAGGCTTCTCTTTGCCGCATTGAGCGCATCATGCGCTTCGGTGATCTTTCCTCCAATGTCATCCATGCCCCCTTCCATTTCCTTGATGCGGGCACGCTTGCTTTCAACCTCCCGCTCCTTGTGAGTGGAGCAGATTCCTTGACGGCAAGTAGGACAGACATCGTTCTTTTCATAGAACGAGATTTCATTCGTCAGTGAGCGAACATTACCCTTTATTTGTGTGTAAAGAGTATTTAGTCTTCCAATAACGCTTTCTTGCTTTTCTTTGTCAGAACCAACAGAATCTAGTATGGATTGAGCCTCTGCTTGGAGCAGTTCTATCTGCTTGTTCAAATCCTCTATTTCTAATTGGGTTTTCTCTATTGTTAGCATCTTCTCGGCAATAAGGCTTTCGCTCCGTGTCTTGAGATTTCCTATGAGTTTTGACTGCATATCAATCTTCTCACGAATAATCGTAAGACCGCTCTCAATGTCACGAACCCGCTCTTTCAGAGCAGACTGCCGTTCCTTTAGGAGAACATTCATCGTGGAGAAAATGGAGATGTCAAGCAGCGATTCAACAACGCTTCGGCGGTCTGCCGCTGTCAATTTCATAAATGGCACATAGTTCGTGGAACCCAATATTACCACCTGGCAGAAAGACTTCTGATTGAACTTCAGTATCTGTTCCTCAAGGGTCTTCTGATAGTCCTTTGCATTGGCACAGACATCAAGCAGTTTACCATCCTTGTGGATTTCGAATACCTTTGGGGCAATGCCACGACGAACCTGATATTGGGAACCACCAACAGTAAACCAAATCTCCACAAGACAGTCTTTCTCGTTGATTGAGTTCACCAACTGTGGAATATTGATGTTTCGATACGGCTTGCCAAAAAGCACAAAGGTGAGTGCGTCGAGAAGAGTGGTCTTCCCTGCGCCGTTCTCACCTGTTATCAGTGTTGTATTGTGCCTCAACAGGTCAATCTCCGTAAAGGTATTGCCTGTTGATAGAAAATTACGCCAACGAATCTTCTCGAATGTAATCATAATATAACCATAACAAACTAATATTTATTATTTCATGTCACGAAGGGTCTTTGCAATAGTCACCTGACGAAGAGTGGTTAGGTCTTCCTTTGCTTCCTTTACTGGTGCTTCCTTCACAGGTCTACCCGTTGCTGCGTGTTGACGAGCAGCCCTTTCGGTGCGATATACTGCAACAACCCTACCACTTTTGTCAACAACTGCTGGTCCTCTACGGTTGTGTAAATCTGTCATAAGTCCATTGTTTTCTTCAGAGATGTCACCGTCTTGGGTCTTCTCTCCCTTGTAGTTCTTATCAACATAATCAAAGAATTTCTTCTTCTCTTCGTCGCTCATTTCTGATACACCAGACTTGCCAAACTTCTTTAGAGCGGCATTAAAGAATGCCTGATACTCATCGGCAGATTCGGTCACAGGCTCTTCATCTTTTCCCAATCCCTTGCGGACAGAAGAGAACGCACTGGCATTGTTCGTAACTGCATTGATAAGAGTCATCAGCATATTAATAAGGTCATTACGAACAGCCGTGTTCGCCATTGCCTTTTCTGGATTCTTTAGAGCGGTTCTGATACGAGACACCTTTCCAGAGTCCACAAGACCTGTCTTAAGAAGGGTGTTCAGTTTCTGTGGATCGTCCAGAGCCTCCACCAATTCTTCAGCCGAAGCCTTGTATTGCTCTTCAAGATTCTCTTTATCTTCTTTGCGAAGCAAGCGGTTGACCTGTTCATTTAGATCTTTATATTGCTCATACTTATCCATTTTCGTTTCTCCTTGTGATTCTATCTTTGTGATAGCCTGTCCATATGCTCTTACTGTTTTTAGTATTCTTTGTTCTATTTCAGATGATTGTTCATTCATAAGAAATGATCTGAATCTTGCCCATGCCGCTGGATCGGACACAACAATATAGTTCAGAGTCTTTATCATAAGATCGTAGAGTTGATCTCTTGTTTTTGGAGATACTCCAAATCTCTTTGGGTCTTTCAAGACATTTGTCATCTTGAACACCATTTCGTCTGGTACGAGTCCTGCTCTTGCCAGTTGTAGCAGTCGTGGATAATTCTTGATTGCATACTCTGGGTCTGTCTCTGGAGCAGGAATCTGTGCCTCTTTGAGAATATCAGGATTGGAAAGCATCTGCTGACTCAATTCAGACAGTGTGTCCTGTATTCTCTTATTAACAGAATCGCTTTCCATTCCTGCTCCTTTATTAGAGTATGTAGGATTTCATAGGCTCAAACTGTCAACATAGAGTTCACGAATAACATTCTTTAGTTTTTCCTTGTTTATCGCCAACTCCATCTCATCAATGCTGTCGTTTATGAGTTCTATTGTTCCCTTGGAAATATCCACCTTCTCTGCCTCTCCTGCCTCCTCTGCAAGTTCCTCTACGATGGACAGATTAGCCACGCCAGAGGCTACCAGAGCCTCGCAGAGACTGCTGAAGGCGATCTCGTCTGTCTTACGGGTCACAACCACCCTCAAGTAGCAATCTTTATACCGTTCGCACGGAAACTTGGAGTAGTCTGTTTCCGTATCGTTGTAGAAGAGTTTATGGTACATCTTATATGGATTTTCTATGAATGTAAGCCGCTTTGTGTCCGTATCAAAGATATGGAAGCCCTTCTTCTCATTCACATCAGAGAAATTCAAATCATACTGTGTTCCAAGGTAATGTACATTACCACGAAACTGTCGGCAGTGGAAGTGACCAGAAAGCACCAAATCAAATTTATGGAGGATATTGTCAGACATTCCTCCATTGTGGTTGATGCCTCTCATAACCTCATAACCGTCAAGTTCTAGATGCCCAACCAAAACAGGAGCAACCGTCTCATCCAGTGCGGCTTCACACTCTTCTGAATTGTCCTTTGTTATCCAAGGCAGGAAGAGAATCGAACAACCATCAAATTCCACGGTTGTTGGCTTTTCATAGAGATGAAGATCATCGTGAAAGAGTTCACGAAGAGAATTCAAATCATTTGTATTCTTCCAATAAGTGTCATGGTTTCCAGGAATACAGTGTACCTTTATGCCACGATTGCGGAGTGGGGCGAAAAAACGCCGCTTCACCTGTGAAAGCGTATTGAAATTAACATACTTGCGGCGATCCAAAAGATCACCCATGTGGATAACCGTGTCTATTCCGTGCTTCTCCAAATAAGGAAAGAATATCTCTTCAAAGAACTTGAAAGAGTATTCCAGAAATAGAGGAGAATCGTTTCTCACTCCAAAATGGGTATCACTGATTACTGCTATTTTCATCGGTATCCTCAAACAGATTCTCTAGCCCTTTAGGCTTTCGCTTGGACTTCTTCCGCTTGGACTTGCCTCGTTTATCTTCTTTTTCCAGTTCCCGTGTGAAATTCTCTATATCTGTTTCCGACAGGTCGAATTTTCTTGCGGCAGGATCACGGTATTCCATTGGAGAATCCCCGCCATCTTCAAAGCCTCTCATGCGGTTGAGATGTCTTCCCATGTTGCCGTCCCCAACACGATCCCGAACCATCTTGTACTTTATGAATGCCTGTTTCTTTTCACGCTGTATACGCCGAAGAAAGGCATAGTAGATGATTTGTGTAAAATAAGAGAATGGATTGGAACTCTTGTCTGGATCAAAATTAGCAGCATAAACAATGCAATTTTCTACTGCATCGCATATCATCTCATCCCTGTATGGATAATGTGCAAAATTAGGTTTTGAAGACAACTGTTCGGCAATCTTTAGAAAACACTCTCCGATATAGGAGGTAACAGGTGGCTCCTTCTCGCCTGTCTGCTCTGCTTCGTTAACGCACTTCTTCCATTCTTGCATTTCACGGAAGAACCGTTCATTGTCAATATAGTGGTCACGCTTTTGTCGTTTCTTTGGTTCGCTCACTTCTTCTCCTTGTTGTACGGGGGATTATGCGACAGAAATGGCACAGAGTCAAGAACAATCTTGATGATTTTATTCTAACTTAGATGTTGCTTTATCTCCTGTACCAAACTGTTCGCATAAGTAGTGTGTCAGGATTCAATAAGGAACTCTATAGAGACTTATAGGGTCATTTAGGGAATCCGAAACGCCCATTCCAACCTTGAGGTGGTTCCTCATCAGGATTTGGTTTGGGCTTGTTCTTTTTTGGGCTATTCTTTGGAGTGGGAGGCTTCGGGTCGTCCTCTCCATCATCATCTCCGAAATCCTCTCCCTCATCACCCATGTCTATATCGGAGATGTCTCCCATATCAAATAGGGGCATATTGAGAATGATATTCAAGAACACCTCTGGTGGCATTTGAAATGTAGCCGTAACCAAAGATGGATTTGGATTAATACCCCCAAGTTTAGACAGTATGGATTCAATTGAATTGGACGAAGGTGGCTTTTCCTGCTTGTTCAGGGCTTTGAAAAAGTTGTCCAATATGTCTTCCCGCATTTCTTGGGAAGGGTTCTGCTGTGGCTTTGGTGATTTAGGCTTTCTCTTCGAGGGGTTATCCAAGAGTTCTAATTCGTTGAGATACTTCTGTAAGAGAACAGGAGAAGGTGCAGACTGATGCATGATGTGACTTGTCTTTATTTCACATTCAATTGATGCTGTGAATTCAAGCCAATCACGAAACACACAGATGTTCTTCTTTATATCTCCGGTAAGAGGATCAAGCAGAGTGGATCGTTGAAGTTGCAGTGGTCTGTGTAGGAGAACATGGTCTTTCTTGCTGCCATTCTTTTTACCGATGATCTCATCTCCGCAGTGCAATTTTAGGACAAGGTATTCTTCTGTTTCTTTTGCCATGTACTGCTCCTGTTTAGAGATCTAGTCGGACTAGACGATAGTTGAACTTCTCTTGTATGTATAGGTTCACCCTCTCGGTCAAGTGCTTGAGAGTATGGTTACGATAGGATTTAAGGGAGAGGTCATCTCCAATATCAAATAATTTGGCACATTCCTTGTGTTCTGATTTACGCAATTGGCGACCAATCGACTGTAATACCCGTATTCTTGACTTTGAAGGAGAGGCAAATATGACATTGTGTAGTCTTCGGATTGAGACTCCAGTGGAGAATGTTCCATAAGATGCAACAATGATTGCATTTTCGTTTGCCTCTGCCAACTGCCGTACCTCTTCTCTTGCATCGGCTTCTGTGGCTCCGTACACCAGGAAAACCTGATGCTTTCCCGCAGAAAGTTTTTCAATCTGTTCGTGTAGACTCTTGCCGTGTTCGATGAATTGGAAGAGAACAAGAGTATTTCCTTTTAGATTCACAGCCATCTCCGAAATGAATCGGTTACGCTTGGGGTTCTCTGTGAGCCATTTGATCTCTTCGGCGTACTTCATGCCCTTTACCTCACGCCTCTGGTCTTCAGGATACTTCAGCGTGATACATTCAATAGAAAGATCAGACAAGAGATTCTTGTCCATGAGGTCTTTGGTGCTTGTAACCTTTACAACCTTTCCAAACAGTCCCTCAATGACCAACTTGTGTGTCTGTGAACCGTCAAGGGTTCCTGTTGTGCCTATTCTGTAGTATGCGTTCTTGGACTTCTCCATGATTGAGGTAAGACTCTTTGCCTTGAATAGATGGCACTCGTCTCCAAATATCGCAAAGAATCCTTCAAAGTAGTCTGCCTTCATGCGGAAGAGCGATTGCCATGTAGAGATTATTACACGGGCTTTAGTTGTCTTCTCTTGTCCAGAGAAAATAGTCTGACAATTGCGCTTTACATCCCATCCGTTTGCCTGTGAGTAGTCCAAAAAATCAGAGTACATCTGATTCACAAGACCAACAGTAGGAACAATTAGGAGTATACGCTTGCTTGGATCGGTTTCAACACGGTCAAGCAGATAGCGAATTGTCGAGTAGATGACAAGAGATTTTCCGCTTGCAGTTGGAGAAAGCAGCAAGCACCTTTGGTCGTTGATTGCTGTTTCTATCGCATCAATTTGATGAGCATGGGGTGTTATTGCTTTTCCTGCTGCTGTTAACTGAAGACCTATAAGGTACTCTTGTAGTTCTTCTCTTCCGATTGTGGATTGCGAGTAATCTGACTTCTTTAGAAAATCAAAGGGGTATCCACGGTCTTGTGCAAACTTTGCAAGGTAGTCGGAGAGTCCTGCATAGAGACGCTTGTCGTGGGTATTGAAAAGACGAATATTACCATCCCACATCTTGTTTCTGTAGGCTGGCATGAACTGATATCCAGGAACCTTGAATGTAAAGAAGTCTGAGATCTCCTGCGACACAGATCGGTCACAATCAACCTTCAGAAACACTGCATCCTGTTGGGTGGCTACAATATCATTCATCTCATCCGTATTTATGGATTGAGAATCATCTGAAATATCACAGTCTTCCCACGGATATAGGGTCATACACCACCCAGGAACTTCTTCCAGTCAATTGCATTGCGAATAAGCCACCCACGGTTGGCAATTGCCTTTACGGTTGACTCGATGTAGTCCACACGCTCTTCTTGTAACTGAATCCTTCCCTTGAGACGGTTCATGTCTTTGTCGCCTTCAAGGTACATATCGACATCGTTTTTCAGAACACGCAGTTGAAAAGGCTCCCAACCACGCTCTTTGAGTGTAGTCTCATCCAACTTGCCTGTATAGTATTCGTACTTGATGCGGGTCAACTCGCCCATGTCATTGCGAAGTTTCTTCAGCATGAGTTTCTCTGAATAGAGATGCTTCAGATACTTGTTGTGCAACTGTGGTATGCGTAGAGATTCGGTGTCGAGTTGAGTCTCGTCAAAGGACAGGTCTTTTTCGATTTGTTCTTGTAGTTCTTCGAAAGTCATAGTGTAGAGATTGTATCACGAATTACAGAGAAGTCAAACAGACTCTACTGTGAAATGCGAGTATTGAAAATTGACTGTCATGTTTATTGGATCTATTTCGGATGTTGAAGAATTGAATTCAAATGAGGAGATGTTTACGGGAAAACATTTATGGAATGTGAACTTCTTCTTCAGAACTTTTGCGCTGTTGTAAACCAATACGATTATCTCGGAGTAGTGGTCTTCATTTATCTTTACAGAAGAATCGTTTTCATTAGAAGGGACTATGGCTGTCATCCAATCATAGACCTCTTGCCAATTTTCCATGTTTTCGTCTATTGTAAAGTTAACGATTACCTGATCGGTGATGTCAATTGCCGAAGGAAATTGTTGTTTGGGAAGACCTCTATAGGGTGGTACTTCCATTGATGTCATTACGACAGAAGGAATGCTCACAGATTGTACAAAATATGTGATCTTTGGTGTTCTTGGAATGACCACACGAAATGATGTAGGAGAAAGATAGTTCGGAGTGGTGAAATACCGATTCTCTGATCTTTCTATAGGCTTATACGGATTAAGAAATTCATCTAGATGGTCTTCAGCCATTTGTTCCTCCTATAGTATGTAGGCAAAAACAAAGAGGGAGAGGTTTCCCTCTCCCTCCTCTACATGACCTTAGAATCTACTCTTGTTTATCTATCAGGCTGATGAAGCACCGTGTAGATTGCTGATAGAGAAGATACGATAGTAGGTGTTAGTACGCATTTGGATACCACCATTATAATCCAATGGGGTGTTACTGCGTGTTGCAAATGGATTTGCTGCAATTCCGTAGCGTGTCTTGAAGCCGATCTTTGGCTGGAAGTTCACTGGGTCGATTGCACGAACCATCTGTAGTGGAACATATGGGCAGTAGAAGAATCCTGCATCATACTGTGAGGTTCCCTTATAGCCTACAACACAGAAGTTGGTTCCATTTGGAGCATATGGGTCGATATAGACCTTGAAGCGACCGATTGTACCGACGAAGGTTGTGCCTGTATCGTCTACATCCTTGCCAAATGCACCTGTCTGATTTGCTTCAAGCAAACCTGTCATAGACAGAGCAGAAGCAACATCGGAGGAGCAGATGATGATGTTGCCCTTGCCACGGCGAGTATCCTTGGCAATAGCATTGGCTTCACGCTCGATCTGGAAGAACAAGCCACGATAGCGTTCTGCTGCCCAACGACCGTTAGAGTTGGTGGACAGATTGAAGATACCGTTTGTTAGGTTGGAATCTTCAGCATTCTTGCAACCAAGATTTGCTACCTGATAGATTGTACGAACAACTTCACGGTTGATTTCTGCAAGAACTTCGTTTGTGAGGATGTTTGCCAATTCTGTCTCAACATCAAGACCGTGAACAGCCTTGAGGTCTTGTGCAATTTCAGCAGAGTATGATGCCTGCAATGCACGGGAACGAGCAATAACCGATGTGCGTTCGATTGAGAAGCCCATCTCGTTGAAGCCTTGATCTGCATAAAGACCTCTTTCAAGATCCTGTGTTGGGAATCCGATACCTGAGTATGCATTTGCACCAGTTACACCGTCAACATCTCCAATGAGAGAAGCAAGAGCAACTTCTGCTGATGCTTGTGTTGTACCAGAGTAAGAACCATCAAGATATGGCCCTGTACCCGAGTAGAAGGTGTCTGCTGCTGTTAGACCAAGGGCTTCGGAATTTGCCTTGCCAACAGATATGTTCGATGTACCATTGTTCGATGCATAGCGTGACTTCATGCAGAAGATTAAGCCTGTTGGTGCAGTCATTGGCTGAACGCCGCAGACATCATATGCAATGAGATTTGGCATTGCACGGCGAACCAAAGAAATCATCACTGGGTCAAATGACTGTAGTGAAGAGTTTCCTGTCTGTGCGAGATTTGCAAGACCTCCTCCAAGAGCATTTACCGGATTTGCTTCGTTGAGAGCCTGTTGTTGGTTCTCAAGCATAAGTGCTGTTACGCTCTTGCGATATGGGTCTTTGATTGCACCGAGTTCTGGATGCTCAAGAATGGGCTTCCACTTCTTTAGTGCTTGTTCTGTTAAAAATGCTGTCGTATCCATTTTCTCTTTCTCCTTTGAGTTGTAGATTCTAAGTTATGTAGTCTTTTCTGTTTTTAGACTTATACGGTCTTACGAAGCATAGCCTTTAGATAGGCTCCTACTTCGCTTGTTTCTTCTGTTAGAGGTTGTGGTTCTTGGGTTTCTTCGACTTGGATGGAAGCCACAACTGGTTTTTCGGAAACCGCAGGCTTCGCATAGTTTTCTCTAAGAATGCGTAGTTTGGCTCCAAATTCGTCGTTGTCTGTGTATTCCATGTTCTCGGCAAGACTGCGGAGTTTCTCTACCTGTGCAGAGGAAAGCCCGTCTGTTTCATTTGCAAAGATTTCGGCTCTTTGGTATTTCTTCAATTGTTCGGTCAATTCAACTGTCTTTTTGGTTTGCTTGTTCAGTTGTTCTGTGACCTTTTGAAGATTGGTTGCCGTTTCATCAAGCAAATCGGTCTTGCCTTCGGGAACAGAGATGTTGTGTTCATTGAACAGAGACTTAAGCCCTTCGATAAACGATTCGGCAATATCTGTACGAATGCCGTTCTCAACAGCAAGTTTGTTGTCTTCCATCCATTCGGAAACAACATAGTTGAGATAAGAATCTACTTTTTCCGTGAGATCGTTGGCAATGCTCTCTACTTCCGACTCAAGAAGTTGTGTGAACTTTGATGCCAGTTGTTCTTCAATCTTCTGAACACGGGTATTTACGGCTGCTTCAAACAGGGTGGACACTTCGAGTTGGAATTCTTCGGAAAGTCCTTTGCCCTTAAGAATAGTCTTGAAGGACTCGTCCATTTCCTCTTCGTCTTCCATTTCCTCTTCGTCTTCACACTCTTGTTCGGTCATTTTCTTCTTGGACTCTTTCTTCATGGAATAGCCTTCTTCCATCTCTTCTTCGTCTTCACAGTCTTGTTCGGTCATTTTCTTGCCTTCTTTGACTGTTTCTTCCTCATCGGCTTCCATGTCATATTCGTCCTGCATCTGTGCTTTCTTTAGTTTTTCTTTTGAAGTACCTTCGTTCATCTTGTTGTGTTCGGAACCACATTCCTCACACACTTCTTCCACTTCGATGTCTTTCTTTGCTTTGTTAGCCATTTTTTGCTCCCGTTGAATCTAAGGTTACATTGCTTTCGTATGTATGAAAATCACAGTTTTGACAAGAAATCCTTGAACACTTTGACGGTGTTTTCTTCTAATTCTCGTCTATTAGATTCCTTTATGATTTTCTTATATTTTGCTATCTGCTTTTCTTTGATTATTCCGTTGTCCCATATCCACTGCTTTCCTTCCATGATGCCGTTTACAAAGGCATTGGGGGCAGATGGATCGGCAACAATATCAACAGTGGCAAGCATGAAATCGTCTTGGACATAGTT